AAAAGATACGATTGCCGGAACTTACAATAGAACCTGATTTCAGGATTTCAGAGGTTCAATCTCCTGCAATATCCGAGAAGAAAGTAGGGCAGAGTTTTAGGGCTATTATAGATTTTCAGGTAGTTGAGAAAACCAAAAGTTTCATAACATTAAAAGTAAGGGGTGTTACGCCCTTTCCGTCAAAGAGGATAATATAATGCTGAACTATAAGGAACTTAAAACTCAAGCTGCTAATTTAACTCAAAGAAGCTATGCAGAAATTGCAGATGAACTTGGCAACTGGATGAATCTTTCGCTAGAAAGCCTTTACAATGAATACGATTATATAGACGAGCTGAAAGGGCGAAAAGATTTTACCACAGTTGATGGGACAGCTACATACTATATGCCCTCTGATTTTGAGAAAGCATTTAGAATGTATGATATTACGAATAACAAGCGTATTACGCCAAGAGTTGAGCAGGATTATTTTGACGGGAATATAGCTAATATCGCAGACGCAACAGAAGCAGATGCAGAAGTATATTACTTTACAGAGGTTGTAGGCGTTAATGTTCAAGTTGCGACAACAGGCGATACAGTTCAAGCAAAGAGTTCAAGTACAAGCGATACTTCAGTAAACGTAAGAGTTGAGGGTTATTTAGATTCAAGTCTAACTATTATAGGCTCTGAACTAATTACTGTCACAGGAACAACCGCAGTTGCAGGAACTACGACATTTTACAAGATAACGCATTTTTCAATAGATGAAAACTCAGTTGGATATATTACTTTAGAGGATTCAAGTGGTGTTGACTTGGGAATTATAAGTTCAGGTCAGAGAGTATCAAGATATAAAGCATTTCAATTAAGATTAATCCCAGACGATTCAACTACCGAGATAAGAACTTTATATAAAAAGAAATACAGGCGGTTAATTAATGACCAAGACTATCCATTCCTCGACGCTGATGGGTATTTGATTTATGGCGCAGCTTCAATAGGTATGATAAGAGATAAAGAAAATATTGATAGGGCTGCATTTATTGACAAAGAAAGAGATAAGGCATTAGCAAGAATTTTATTAAATCAGGCGACTAAACTTGGCGATAATTTCCAGCACACTTTTAAATCAGGAATAATTGATGCTCATAGGAGCTAGATGAAAAAATATTTAATACTATTATTATCGTTCTTTTTCATATTCGGAGCATTTAATACTTCCGCACAACAGAGCTTAGAGAGATTTAAGATAAATGATTTCTCTAAAGGTATGAATTCTTTTGATTCGCCGGACATATTAGAAGTAGGGCAAGGCGCATCAATGGTAAATGTAGTATTAAATCGTTTTGGTGTTCTTTCTAAACGAAAAGGGCAAGACCTATTTAATCTTGATGTAGGAAACACAGCGTTTACAGGGATAGGAAGATTTGACCCTGATAGAACAACGTCATACTTAATGGCTGCAAGTGGCACGGATATAATAGCTTCTTTATCAAGTGATACGTCTTGGAGCATAACAAACGCAGCAAGCCAGCTGACAACAGGTAAAGATACCGAGTTTGTCCAAGCCAATAATTTTGTATTTGTATTAAATGGCTTTGAGAATACGTCTTGGTGGAATGGTTCTATATTCGTTACAGGTGGCTACTACCCTGCATCACCGCCTTCTGCGAGAACAGGCGCATGGCTAAGGAACTATCTATTTCTAGGTGGGGCAACAACAGAAACAGATTGGATTTACTTTTCAAATAACTTAGAGCCACATATTTTTGACGCAACAGATATTATCAAGATTAATACAGGTGACGGGCAAGCAATACAAAAGCTAATTCCTTATAGACTTAACGAACTGATAATTTACAAAGAACGCAGTATATTTGTATTAGATATTACGGGAAGCACACCGCTATCTGACTGGACAGTTCAACCGATAAGTAAAGTTGTAGGTACTCCTGCGCCTCGCACAGTAGTAAGCCTTGGTAACGACCAATGGTTCTTATCAAGTGAGCCGGTAGGAATAAGGAGTTTACAGCGTACTGAGTTTGACAAGATTCTTGTTAATGTAGTATCACGCCCTATTCAAGACATATTTGAGAACACAGGAAGCCTAAACCTTAATAAGACAGAGATGGATAAATCAGCAGCGATTCTATTTGATAATAAGTATATTATAGGAATCCCAACAGGCACATCAACAGTAAATAATACAGTTCTAGTCCATGACTTTCTGACAGGCGCTTGGTATATAATTGACGGATGGTATCCCGCAGCATGGGTTGAGTTTAATAATAGACTTTATTATATAGACGCAAACGACGGCAGAGTTATTCAATGCTTCACAGGTACAACAGGGGATTATCCAGAGGGTCCGAACTTTATAGATTCATCATCAAGCCCTACGAATGGCATAGACTTTGAGTTTATATCACGGACAATAGATTTTGATAAAGAAGAAAACTTTAAAGAGTCTGATTCAATAGAAGTCGAGTTTGACCCGACAGGGAATTATGAAGCTATTGTGTATGTCAATCTAGACAATACAGGATGGGCTAGTCTTGGCTCTGTTGATCTATCGGGTAGTTTAACGACATTACCTCAAACTTTACCTTTCACATTAAGTAACGCAGGAATTGCGAGAAAGACTTTTCAAATGAACGCATTAGGAGAATGGAAGAAAATGCAAGTCAGAGTTGCACAGATAGCATCACAAGCGACAGTAGCGTTAAAACGTATAACTATATTTGCTGACCCAAAGAAGTGGAGACGCCAATGAGAAAGCTAATACTTATATTCTTATTATTATGTTCTCCTGCTTATGCTGGATTAATAGATATGCCTCAATATGCACCAACAGGCGAAGTTACAGATGTTAATTTAAACGGAAGATTTAATAGTCTTGCAAATACACTCAACGGCGATTTAACAAATGAAAATGCCGCAGTCTCGGGCGGCTTTAGATTCATTGAAATACTTGCTGCATTACCCGCAAATGGCAATCAAGGGCGAGTAGTATATTATACATCTAATAACACTCTTAATTTTGATACAGGAATAGTCTGGATAGCAACAGCTTTACTAGCTAATAGCCAGACATTTACAGGTACTAATACATTTGACGGGGCAACAGTATTCGACGGCACAGTTACACTAAACGCAGCAGTAGACTTAAACGCAAAGCTGACAGCAGATGCGAATGAGATTGAAGGAAGTAATTTTGACATAAATGGCGGAACAATGGATAGCGTCAATATCGGTGGTGAAACGGCAACAGGTATGCTATTCGTAAATGACGCTTCTGATGATGCGGATGGATTAGGCGACCAAGGCACAACGGGAGAGTATTTACAATCAGCAGGGGCGGGGGCAAATCCTGTTTTCGCACAAGCTAATGGATTAAGTAATGTTATTTTTGCATGGTCAGGGAACGACACAAACGATACGATTGTCAGAATGGATGATACAGGTCACACACCTGCGCCTGGCTCTAATGATAATACCTTTTACGCCTTACGTTCTAATACAGCTAAAGTTTTTCAAAGATTTAAGTTTTATAAAAAAGAGGGATATGACACTGTAACTATTCACGCAAGAATATGGTCAGAAAATGCAGGAGCTACGGCAGAAGCTATTTTGGAAGTTGATATTGGTGGTGCAAGTAATTCTGTTACATCAGTTACGTCAGTAGCCCCATCATGGGTTACAGCTACGACTATTGATGTTTCAGGATTAAGTGACGATACGCTTTATGATGGTGTAATAAATATGAGAGGCGAAAATGCTTCATTTGGTGCCTATTGTAGCGCAATTACTTTAATAGTATCTTAAAAAAGGATTAGACATGGCAAAGGAATATAAAAAGAAATCAAAAACAGAGCTAGAAGTTACAGATACGATAATTGATATAGAGGTTATTTCTCTAAAGAATCTGAACGCAAAAAAGGCTAGTTTAGAATCAAATAAGGCAAGTGTAGCACTAAATTTACAAAGAGAAGCAGATAGATTAGATGCGTTAATTGCTATTGTTGATGAGATGATACAACAAGCGATTGCATTAGGAATTGTTGAAGAATAAACATTTCGGTTAGATTAACTTATTCTCCGGACTACGCAAGGAGATTTTCATGGGGCTGTTCGGTTTCGGAAAACCAGATATACCAGAATTAAAACTACCTGATGCGCCAACCTTTTTAGGTGCAGGG